ACCGAGGGGCGAGGCTAGAAGCCACACAGCAGCACCAGCAGGACGACGATAGCGGCGGCTATGAGGGTGTAGGGGATGGTCATTTCGACCACCCGTACCGCTTCGCCAGCAGATACCAGCCCTCGGACGCCATCAGCGCCAGCGCGCCGACAAGCTCGGGATCGGTGAAGATCCACAGGTCGCCTTCGTCAGCGTATCCCCGGCCAATCAGGTAGCCGCCAAAGATGCGCAGGCCGATGCGGATGAAAGGTGCGAGATTGGTCATTTCTTGCCTCCAAACAGCGCCAACAGCGCCTTGAACAGATCGGCCCAGAAGCTGGGCGCGGTCGATGGATTGGTGACCGGCGTGGGGCGCAGAAACAGCGCACGCTCGGCAGCCCGGCGACGTTGCAGGCCCCGCAGAACCTTGCCGCCAGCCTTGTTCCACAGCAGGATCGCGTCAGCCGCCTTGGCCTTGTTGCCCTCGTTGAAGTGGCGCAGCGCAGACGACCGGCTGAACGCCCCCGGCCCGATGTTGTAGGCCAGGGAGACGAACGCCCCGAACTCGTTGGAATTGATCGGCGCCGAAATCATGTTGTCGATCTGGTCGGCAAACTTCTGCACCGCCTGTTCGAGGTAATATTCTGCCTCGGCCTCGGTGATGGTCATGCCGGGCACGGGCACGATGCCGACCCCCGCCGCTGCCGTGGTGCCGTACCCGATGGTCAGCACGCCCGCCGCGTCGGTGTAGGTGTGAAGCCGCAACCCCTCGAACTCTTTGATGAGGTCGATGGTCGCGCGATTGATGGGGCGCATAGCTTGCCCTCCTATCGGCTGGGCCAGAAGCCGAACCGGACGGTCGGCAGCGGGATCGGCTGGCCATCAGGGCCAAGCACGTTGTAATGGGTGGGGCGCTCGGCTTCCTCGCACTCAACGTCAGCGCAATAGCCCTCGCCGGGATCGAAGGATTCCGACCATTCGTCACTTGTCATGCGGAAGCGCATAGCTTGCCCTTTCGGCTGGTTTTTGATATGGGGAGCGGGCGCGGCGGCGTGGAAGGACACGCGGCAATAGCCTAGGCGGCGAAAGCAAATGCCGGGTGAGCGACCGAGCGAGAAACCTGCGGTGAGCGACGGCGGTAGCCACAGGGAGTAGACCAGAGCCGGTATCAAGCCCGGCCCGCGCATGTTCTTTAAGGGGTGGCCTGTTACCGGCCCTGCTGCTGGACAATCTGGCGAAGCAAGCGGTTCATTTCGAACTGCTGCGCCTTCACCTCAGACAGCGTTTCCTTGATCGCGCGGAAATCCGCACCTTGTGTGTTTGTCGTGCGTTCAAGGTCTCGCAGGCGGGTTTCGTGGTCTTTCAGGACGCCCGTGTTGTTCTGCACGGACGTTTGCATGACGAACCAGCCGCCCGATAGCGCTAGCAACAGGACAACCACCTGAATGATGTTGCCCAGAGAGATTTGCGGGGTGTATTTGGGAGCCGTCATACGCTTACGCCTGATACACGATCATGCCGTCAAACTCATACACAGCCGTCGCCGTGCCGTCGTTCGTCGGGCTGGTTCCGCCTGTGAACAACCGCGCCTGGAATGTCCCTGAGTTGTCGCGGAACTGGTTGCTGGCTGCGGGGCCGACCGAGTTTGCCACGAAGGACGTGGGGGCTATGAAATCCCGCGTGGTCGTCACGGTCGTGCCGTCGTAGGTCAGGCTGATCGTGCCCGCGCTGCCCAAATGGTCGCTGCCGTCCTTTGCGGCTGTCACGGTCACCCGGCCACCGGAGCAGTCGATCATGGACGGCGTGGTGAACAGGTCAACATAGTCGTTTGCCCCGCCCGTCACAGCAATATCGCGCGTGGTAATCTTGGCGTTGGTAATTGCGAAAATCCCGCCCGACAGCGTGGACACCTGAAACAGGTCGCCGCAGTATTTAACGAAGTTCCGGCCCACGCCCGCCGTGGTCGTGGAGTTCACCGACCCATAGGCGTATTTGCATTGGTCGATCACGTTGGTGTGCACATCTGCTGAGGCCGTGCCGTTGTGAACGTCCACGCCGACACCGCACAGCGACACGATGTTGCCGGTCACAAGGCTGGCCCGCTCACGCCCGCCACAGGTCAGCCCCACGCCGAAGTCCTTCACGATGTTGCCTTGGATCGTGATCCGGTCGGCCACGCCGTCCGCGTTGGTCACCACGTATATGCCGTTATTGCCCGTGAAGCCTTTGGTCGGGTCCGCGAACAAGCTCACGTCGTCGCCGTCAGAGCGCCCGAGCGTGCCGGTCAGCGCGTTGTTCGCGATGATGCATTCAGCCGACCCGCCGAACACCGCAATCCCGCGCACCGCGTTTTTGATCGCGTTGCCCGTGACAATGCAACGATTGCCAAGGTTTTCGAGGTGAAAGGCGTAGTCCTGCGCATCGCCTGTGCCCGAGCCAAGCCCGCCGTAACCATCCGTCACGTTGTCCAGAATGTGCACATCGGCGGCGTTATCGAAGCTGACCGCGATGGCCCTGTCACTGGTTTCCCCGGCGTATTCGAAGAAGAAGTTACCCGCGACCCACACGCCCTCCCAAGGCTGGGTTGCCCCGCTGGTGGCAAAGTCGCTGTTGATCGAAATCGCCGTTTTCCGGGTGTTGGAAAACAGGTTGTTGCGAATATGAGCGCCCTTGATCTTATTTCCGCCGTTGCCAAAGTTGTTAGCCGAGAACACGCCCAAGAGAACGTGATGAATGTGGTTCCGCTCGATGTAGAGGCCCTGAACGTCAGCGGTGTCAGCAATCTTGATGCCGCTTTCCCAATCGCTAGAGGCGTTGTCCGAGCATTCGATTTCGCTGTCGCAGAACGCCAGATCAGTGCCCGAGGCGATCAGAACGAAGGGATAGCCCTTGATTGTCACGCCCTGAACCCGGCCAGCCGCGCCGCGAATTTTCACGGCCTCTCCGCTGTCGTCGGTATCGCTGGAAATGATCGTGCGCCCTGACCCAGCGCCGCGCAGGGTGAAGCCGTTCACGTCCAGACTGCCGGATGCCGACTTGTCGAATTTGAACACCTTCGGACCCATGTGCAGGTCTTCGCCGGTCGTGGTCGCATAGGCCGCCATTTCGTGCATGGCCGCTGTCATTTCGGTGGTGCCCGGGGCCGAGTTCGTCTTGGAATGCTCGACGTTCAGCGGCGGCAGCGGCAACCAATCGTCCAGATCAGCCAGCACCCGCGCGCCGGTCGAATAGGCGAAGTTGAGACCTCCCGCCGTCACCCGCAGGCCATCGGTCAGGCCCGTGGCTGTCGCCTTCCACGTCACGAAATCGGCGCGCGTGTCGAAACCGGCATAGCGATCGTGCACATGCGCGGAGGGTGGGAACGTGCTGGGCTTGTTGGTCAGTTCTTCGTAATCGGTCGTCCCTGCCGGTCCCTGCGGGCCAACAACAACGCCGGTTTGCAAAGTCAGGGTGCTGACGGTCGTGGTCATTTCGTCACCTCGCCGGTAAGGATGATTTCGAAGGTCGGGGTGCGCACCGTGTAGGTCGAGGCCTTGTACTTGATGTCGCATTCCAGCGACCCAAGCGGCCATTTGGCGGTGTCAGCCGATAGCAGGTAGGTGCCCGCGCCGGGAACGATGCTGGAAACCGTAAGGGCCTCGTAAAAGCCGCCAAGGCGCACAGCGGCGGTGATTTCCACCTCGCTCAGATCAACGCTGGTTTCGGTGCAGGGCAGATTCAGCGTCGTGCCACGCTTGAGTGTCAGGAAGCTCACGGCCAATGCACCACGATGTTGATGCCCGCGTAGTCGATTGGCACGTTGCTGAAATTGCGCACCACAATGTCGAAGCCGGTGGTGGCCTTGTTTATAACGTTGGCGAACAGGCGTTCGTCGCCCGTCCCGACCCGCTCAACGTCCAGATGCACGATGAAGTTGGCCGTGTTCAGCGCGCTGGTGAAGGTGACCGAATAATTGCCGGTGGAATTCTTTGTTACCGAGGCCGCGAAGCCCTTGCGCCGCGTCCATGAGGGTGTCCCGGTGCCGTCAAGAATGCCGATGGCCGGGCGGTAGCTTTCAATCAGGGCGGTGACATAAGCCGCAGTCGATTGCTGCGAAGGTGGGCGCGTGGCGCTGTCTGTTGCGAAATCGTCCTCGTCGATCACGTCCACCAGCGCGGCCCCGCCCAATCCAAGCGTGGTGCGCTGTGCGGCTGCGTTGGCGTCATCCAGCAAGGCCAGCCCCGCCGCCGTGAGGTCGAACATGGCAACCGTGTTGGCGCCCGTGGACATAAGCCCCTTATCCGCCGCCAGCGTCAGCCCGGCCAACGAGGACAGGTTGGCATTCTGCGCCTGAACGTTGGTGCCGATTTCCAGCCCGAAGTTCGTGCGCGCGCCGGATGCCGAGGATGCCCCCGTGCCGCCCGCAACCACCGGCCTTGCAGCGTTGGCGTCTGCAACAAAATCCGCCACCATGGCGTTATATTTGGACGACGAAATCGGGTCATTGCTGACCGCCGCCGTGCCGGGCGCACTGGAAAACACCCCAGAGCCATTTCTCGGCATCTGCTCACCTCATGTTTGGGGATTGAAAAGCGCACAGGAAAACCCCATCCTCTCGGGATGGATTTCATGTACTGGATTCAGATTGTTGCGGCGGTGATGATCGGGAATGCGTTCACCGCATCCGTCATCTTCTTCTTCGTGTTTCTGTCCAAGCACCCGGCCAACAGAGAGAATGACCTCGGCAAGCTGCCGATTTGGGTCTTTCCGTTCATTCTGGTGCCGCTGGCCTTTGCCTTCTTCGTGATCCGGGCGCTGCCGATCTAGATGCCACCAGCTTGGTTGCGGCCAGCATTCCTCAGCAACGCCTCAAGCATCCGGCGCCGCAGCAGTTCGGTGCCCTGCGTCTGAATGGCCTTGCCCATGGCCTGCCGTGGGTCTTGCGACATGAGCGCCCGCGCCATTAACAGCCGCGTGGCTTCGTTCTGGCCGGTCAGCGTGGGCGCAATGGCCTGAACCGTGTTGGCGATGGCGTGGCCGACGTTGCCAGTCGCCAGTGAACCGCCGATGCCGGTGGCCTGCTGCGCGATTTGCCCGGCGTTGTTCATATCTTCGAGGTTGTCAGCCGTCCGCGACCCGCCAAGCGCCTTGTTCTGGGTTTCCCACATTGTCGTTTCGCGCGCCATGCGGTCGCGGAACAGGCGCGGGTCAATCGCCATGGCGTCGGCCTCGGTCTGGGCCTTGGTGCTTTGGAACGGTCGGGCCTTGTTCGACGTGGGGGCGCGGTTCGCTTCAATCTGCGCCAACGCCCGGTCGCCGTAGCCGATCCGCGCTGCGTTCTGCTGGGCGGGCGTCATAGCGCCGAACTCGGACGTGGTGTCAATCGCCCGCCGTCCGGGGCGCATCATGTCAGCGCCCTGATCCACGGCGTCGATGACCCGGCTGGCTTCGCGGAAGCCGTCATTTGCGACCCTGTAGCCGTCGCTGGCGTCCTCCAGAGCACCGTCCAGCGCGTCGGCCAGCTTGCCCAGCTCTCGGGCCTCGTTGCCACGTCCTGCACGTACAGCGGCCCCTATGGCGTCCTGCACGTCCTCCTTGACGCCCAGCACGCGATCGAAGTCGCTCAACTCGATACTGTCCACGCCTTCGGGGGTATCATTGGCTGCCAGACGGCGTCGAAACGACTGCAAGCGCCCGTCGATGCTGTCGCCTGCAATGTCCACGCCCTGCATTCCGCCGATCCGCGCGTCGATGATGCCCACGGCGTCCCGCACGTCCACAGGCGCCGAGTTGCCCCGGGCTGCCGCATAGGCTTGGTCCGCGGTTGCGTCGCGGGATTGGGTCAGGCTGTCGCGGGTCTTTGCCGCGCTCGATCCGTTCAGGCCAAAGCCCTCATCAACGAACCCAGCCACCCGGTCGCCCTGGTCAAGCTGTCGCTGGGCCAGGTATTCGGCGATCTCGTCGCCTGCATCCCCACCACCGCGCGCCAGACCGCTTGCACGGCGCTGACCTGTGATGCCCATGGCATCCATTGCGCGAAACTCGGGTTGGCCCTGTGCGGCGGCTTCTGCGACATCCTGCGCTATATCATCGAGGCTTTTGCCCGACTTGCGCACCGTGTCAGCAATTGAACGGTTGGCGCGGGCTGTGTTGCCGATATTCAGCGCGCCAAACGCTGGATCGCTAGTCATGCGCCAAAGCTTGTTCACGGACCCTATCGCAGCCGGGGCTGCACCACCGGCAAGCGAACCAAGAAAGGCGTTCTGCAAAGCCCCTGTCGCGCGATCTGCCATCCCCTCGCCGTTGCCAGCCCCGTGCAAAGCACCCTCAGCACCGCCAAGGCCCACAGACCGCGCAAACGTGCCCATGGGAGTTGCGCCGGTCGCCAGCGGTGCGGCTGCAAGTGCCGGAACGGTTGCCCCGGCCACCTGGCCTGCCGTGTACATGGTCGGTTCGGCCTGTTGGCGGCGCTGATGGTCTGCGCGCACCCGGTCGCGGTTGGCTGCATAGCGGTCCGAAAAGCTGCCCGAGTAATCGAACACATCGGTGCCGCCATCTTCCCGGGGAACGGCGCCCAACGCCGCCGACAGTGCGCCCAAGCCCTCGTCCACAAAGCCCATCGTGGCACCGTTCTGCGCCCCTGCGAACATCGCCCGCGTCTTTTGCTTAAATTCGTCAACAGCCTGCGAGTTGGTACTCACCCCGCCTTGGGGGTCAGAAGCCCGAATACGGGCTGCCAGCTGCCTGCGGCGAAGGTCTGCGCGGCGTTCTTCCGGCGTCATAGGCCAAGCTCCTTCATCCGGGCTTCCAAGGCGTCCATCTGCGCGTCATTCAGGCTGCCAATGTCCACCTGCCCGATGTCAGCCTTGGACATGGTGGAAAAGTCTGGCCCGCCTTGATTTCGGGTTGCCTCAAAAATTCGGTCGCCCGCGTCGTTACCGTGAACAATCCGCAACAGCGTGCGTTCGTAATCCGCCAAATCACGCAGGAAATTAGGGCTTGCCGGGTCCAGCGCACCGGACTTGTCGGCCAGTATCGCGCTTTCCTTATCGGTCACGCTGCCAAGGGCGCCGCCTGTCGGGCTTGCGGCCCGCATGGCGTTCAGGTTCTCAATCTTGGCGTTGGCGGTCATAACCTCGACCTGCCGGTACACCTCTGCATTGAGCGAACTCGGGTTCCACGCCGCCACCGAACCGGCCAAGCCGCCTACCATGCGCTGTTCTGCCGCCTGCCGCGCCCGCTGGGCTGCGGTGGTGATAATGCTGGTGGACGTTTCGCGGTTGTTGGCCTGCTGCTCGTCCTTCTTGGTGCTGTCCTCTGGTCCGCCGGGGATTGCGGCCATGCGATAGCCTGCCGGGGAAGTCGGGTCAGGCACAGCAGCATAGCCCTGCGGAATGGTGCCGATCTGCGATTGCGGCCCCGTGTCGCCACCCACGTTGACAGTCGTTGCCCCGGCCTTGCGGCTTTGCAGGTTCCAGTCGTTGAACGAAAGCGGCGTCTGGCCTGCTTCCTGCGCCTGCCGGGCATAGAATTGGTAATTGCGCTGATCGGCGGTTGGCTCGGGTGGCTGGTTCAGGCGCTGCTGCGCCATGTCCACTTGCGCCTGCTGGTACGGGGTCATTTTCCCGATGCCGTCAATTTCGGCCTGCATCTTCTGCATCTGCATCTGCCGCAGGGGGTCATTCGCCTGCATCTGCTGTTGCAGGAGCATTTGCAGCACGCCGCGCTGTGCATCGCTGGCCCGGGGATCGGATGCCATAGACAGCAACATGGGCGTGCTCATGCCGCCGCTTTGGCCGTATTTCGCGGCCCGCGCTGTCCGGTGCTGCTCGGCTGGGCGCAGAAAGTCGTTCACAATGGCCTGCGCCGCCGATCCGGCGTCTTGCGATGCCATGATCCGCTGCGCCGCTCGGGCTTCTGGCCCCTGCAATTCCTGCACAAGGAAATCCATCTGCATGTTCGGATCGTCCACCGGCACGCCACGTTGGGCAGCGAAGGCTTCCAACGCCTTCCGGCGCGGCCCGGTCCATTGCGCCAACCCGAAGCCGCCGCGCGACCCCGGAACAATCGGGTTCTGCTCGTTGATGCCGGGATTCAGCCCGCTTTCGTCCTTGAAATTCATCACGAAGCCGTCGGCCACATGCTCGGGAAGGCCGCGCTTCACCAGCCCGTCGCGGATGAATGCCCCCATGTCGTTCGGTGTGCCCATGTCATAGGCCTTGCCGCCGACAGTCTCGGTGTTGCTCTGCGGCGCCCCGGTCTGGCCCACGGGATAGGCGCGGTCCATTGCACTCTGGGGCTGCATCGGGGCTTCCATAGGCTGCCCGCCGAAACCGCCAAGCGCGCCGTTGAACAGCAGCCCGAACTTGTCCTGCTCGCCCTTGATCTGCCGCCCCAGCTTCTTTGCCAGCAGCGCCCCGGTGATTGACTGCGCAGCGCTGTTCAGCCCCTCCATCGCCGTCTTGGGGGTGCCCTGCCCGCCGCGCGCCCAAAGCGCCTGCGCAATCGACTGGCGGCGTTTCAGGTCGTCGTATGTGGTGCCTTCGCTACCACCAAAGGCGAATGAAAGTGCCATGTCAGCGCCCCAATGCAATACCGTAGTTGACGTGCTTGATGCCGCCGATTTCCTCGACCGCCTCGGGCTTTTTCTTCTCAACCTCTTGGGCGATCAGACCCATCTGGATCGGGCCACCGGTCTTATACCTGTAAGTATACACGGCATCCCCGTCGTCGGTCTTGCCGACCTTCTTGATATCGGTCTTGGTGCGCCGGTCGGACATGATAGCTGCGCCACCGAGAGTGCCGCCAAGCTGGAACAGCCCACCGAGGGCGCCACCGCGCAACGCGTTGTCCTGCTGCCACGCGGCAAGCTGCTGCTGGTAATTCTGGTTAATAAGCCCGGCGTTGTCGGTCGTCGGGATTTGCGCCGACTGGTTCACGTTGTATCCCGGCATGGACACTTGCGACCCCGACAGCAGCGCTGAAATCTCGTTGATCGGCTGGTTTCGCTGGGCTTGCAGCTCCTGGAATGCCTGCCCCCGGCCCCGCAGCGCAAGGTCACTATATGCTGCATCCTGGCTGGACCGCATTTCAGACAGGGCGCGGTCATAGGCTGCCGACCCCAGCTTGATGCCCTGATTGCTCAGGCGCGTCTCAAGGTCGTCCCGCTGGCGCTCAAAACGTGGATCCAGCGTGCGCGACCCGAGGTCAAACAGGCGGCTTTCAATCTCGCTCGTATCGGCCTGCCACGGCTCGGACATGTAGTCCTTGAGAAAGCCCGACTGCTGGTTGCCAATGTCCGACAGGTTCTGCTGGGTGGCTTGGTTCGTGTCGTAAATCTGCTGGGCAGCATCGGACAGCTTTTCCGTCGCCGTGTAGGTCGGCAGCTTGTAAGTCTGTTCGGTGTAGGGATCGGTGAAGCTGTACGTGCCCGTCTGGTCATACGTCAGCGTCGATCCATCGGCGCCGACACGGTTCACGTTGCCCAAAGCGTTGTTCGCCAGTGCCGTTGCCACGCTTGTGCCGGTCTGGGCCGCGCTGGTTTGACGCGGATCAGGCGCCGCAGGTGCGGATGATTTACCCATGCTGAATCCTTCCAAATTTTCCGCTGCGCCACGCCTCAACGGTCAGGCAGGTCACGATTTCGTCCTCGTCCCGCCCGCGCATCCGGGGCAGTACGATTTCCGTGCCCCCGAGGGCCTTCCAGATACGGCGCACCGGGGCGTTGTGTTCTGATGTTCGGGAAACCACCATCTGGCACCCGATCTGATCGAAGGGGTAGCCGTAGATAGTCTGAATCACGCTCTTGTTCGTCCAAGCCCGGTCAAGCGCCGCGCTGGACAGTTCGATTACCGCTCCGGGCGGGTTCCAGTTGTGATAGACGACACCGGCCACCAACTGGCCGTCCCGCTCAAAGCCGATTGCCACGCACTCGCCAAAGCCGCGTTCACATCCAGGGATCAACCCGGCCACGAAAGCGGCAACCTCGGGTGAGCGCCCATAAACTGGTTGGATCACCCGACCGGCGCCCCGGTTTCAAACAGCACATCGGCACTCAGAAACTCGATGTTCGGGCGGTTTTCGCTGTCGCTGGTGATCTGGAATTGCGGGATGATGGTTTCCCCCACCTTGCCCTGAGATACCCAGCCTGTGGTCGTTACAGGGGCCTCCACGGGGCTTAGGCTGGCGCTATCCCACGTCGCCACGTCCCACAGGCCCACATCCCATACCGCGCTTGCCGCAACGGGGTCGTCAGCAGCGTCGGGCACAGCGGGGAAGTCCACGATATAGTTGGTGCTCATCGAAAGCTGCGGGGTGAATTCGTTGACGGCTGCGAAAGTCGCGCGAAGGCCGTTCACCACCTTTGTCACAGCCCCGACGCCGAGGTATTGCGGCGAATAGGCCCAGCTTGCGGTGTAGGGCGCGCCGTCGTCGCTGCCGCCCCGTTCGCACTGGTAGATAAATCCGTCCGTTGCCCCGAAATACAACTGTCGCCCGAAGATCGTGGCGCATTGCGCATCCCAGCCGGTGTATTTGCCCCACCCGCCAGTCGCGGAGTTGACCACGAACAGCTCGGACTGCGAAGTCGGCATGATAACAGCCACCATTTCCTCGCGCGGCCACTTCACCACCTGCCACGGGGTGGCTGGCTGGTATGCCCGCATCTGCGCCGACCAGCTTGGCTGAATCGGGCGGCTGATTGCCGACAACTCCAGAATGCCAGGGTCTTTTGCCATGACAGCGGACAAGGGGATCAACCCGCCCTCGGTGGCGAAAATCAGGTCGCCGCCCGCCTTGATATGCGCGTCCTGCCCGAGCGGCGGGGGCATCTTGTACACCCCGACAATCGCCCATTCCGCAGCCGATGCCGGGTTCGTGCCCGCGTACACCGCCACCTCGCCCTGATCTGACACGAAAACCACGCGGTCGTCCATGCCGTCGCCGCTGTCCTGCGACCATGTGGCCCCGAACAGCAGGTTGCCGCCCAGCTTGAACACGCCATCGAGCGAGAAATCGGCCGCCGCGCCGCCGATGCTGTCAACCGGCAGATACCATGCGGTTCGGGTGCCCTTCTCGATGAACCACAGGCGGTTCTTGTGCAGCCAGACATATCGCAGGTCGGACGTTGTGACGCCGGTAATGGCCGGGGAAGATGCCCCGTTGATCGCGGTCCAGCTTGAGCCGTCGTAGAGTTGCGCCTCGTCGTCACCGTTCACCGCGTAGAGGTACTGCGTGGTTGCCGCCCCCATCATCGCCACGCTGTAGAGGCCCGAGGTCTGGCCGGTCACGTCGGCAGTCGGCACAGAGGCCGGGTTCAGCGCCGACACATCGTAAATATCCGTGTCTGAGGCCGCGAACAGCTTTTCAGTGCTGGCCGACCGGAAGACAAACGCGCTCACCACCGGGTCGCCGATGGTCGCCACCTTGTACGAACCACCCCGCACCCGCACGCCCCGCGTGGTCGGGAACACGTTGGTGGCGCGGATCAGCCCGTCCTGCTCGGACAGTGCCGCGCCCTCCAGCAGGCCGCGTGTGGGTGCCGCAAGCGTCAGTGTTTGCGCATTGCTGGCCGGGGCGGCTGTCGGCGGCTTTCGCCCCCCGCCCTGCACCCGGGATTTGCGCACATCGATCGTGTTGCGCGGCTTGGTCAGTATCATGCGCCGCGATCCGCGAGAATGGCCGCATCAAGATCGGATTCAAATTCGGCCATGAGGTCTTCGTAGTCCAGCCCCTTCTGACGACGCCAGCGCCACACGACACCACGGGCCAGCAGGTCTTCGGAAAACACGGGCTGGTCGGCGTTGTCGGTCACAGCCGCCTTGTTGCCCAGCCAGTTCTTGCTGACGTAATAGAACGTCGCGCCGCCTGCCGGGATTTCCGACGAAAACAGCACGCCGTTTTGAAAGATGTGGTAATAAAGCGCGTCGGACGGGTTCGACACCAAAAACTGCCAAACGGTCGTGTCCGTGATGGGCCGGATTGGAAGGCCGCTGGTGACTTGCAGGATTGCCCCGCCGTTTGCCATTTCCTGAAAGTCGCCCGGCAGCGCGTAGGCTGTCGCGGACGCCGGGATCGTGTCGTAATTCAGCGACCCAGCCCATTGCGCCCGGGTGCTGATGTCCTTGCCTGCCGCGTCGATCAGGGCGCGAATTTGGCGCATCTGGAAGTCGCTGGACGAAATATCCGGCGCCAGAACGTCAAGCCCGCATTCCGCCAAGATGCCGGGGAGAATGTCACCAATGCTCATGGATGGTCACCCGGAATAGCGGGCCGCTCACCGCTATAGCGCAGCGTGCGATCGGCAATCTTCTTTCGATCCACCAGCGATTGCAGGTATTGGGCCGCACTTGCCGCCTTCTCGCCGTCAAGCTGTTCGAGGTAGAACTGCTTCAGAACCGCCGCGATGTAGATTTCCGGGTGGTTCAGCAGCAGCCAGTTGTTGCTGCCCCCGGTGATGGTCGTGATCGGCTCGTACTCAAATGGGCGAAAGTGCTGCATCAACTCGGTTTCGGCCTGCGTGACGTACTGCGCCGCGCGCAGCGTGAAGCCCTGAAACTTCGTCCGGTTGGCGAGTTCTGCGACCAGTTCGGCGTAGTTCATACCCGGCCCCCCTTCATCCGCCATGCCGCGTTGTCGCTGTCATTCAGCCACTTCTGCATGAACCGTTGGTCGCCCTGCGTCTGGGCCTCGGCAAGCTGCTCGTAATACAGGTTCAGGGGCACAGAGGCGACCGGATCGCCCAGCCCCTCGGCTGCCTTCCTGCCTGCAAACTCGGCCTGCGCGGCCTTGTTGCCCTTGATGATCTGTTCCGCGTCGTGATCGGTGCGATAGATGGTCTTTTGCCCGTCGAAATAGCACCACGTCGTGCTGCCGGTGAGGGGGTTGTGGTCGAACAACTCCCACCCGTTTTCATCGCGGAAACGCGCCATTGCGGCTTACTCGTCGCCCGGCAGCGGATCGGCCCGCTCGGCTGCGCCTGCCTTGATGAGGTCTTTGGCGGTCTGGATCTCGAAATCGGCTACCGAACCGGCGGGCTGGCGGTCTCCATTGTGGTCCCAGGCATCGCGGATCAGCAGGAGCGGTGTGGTTTTCGGCCCCTCGTCATCGTCGATGGCTTCCAGATACCCGGCGTCAATCAGCACTTGCGCGATCTCGGCCTTCTTCTGCGTGGTGTCGATCTTCACGTCGTTTTCTCGCGCAAGCGCGATCAGGTCGTCTTTGGTCATGGGGAATACCTCGGGTGGGTGCGAAGACGGGGGCCGAAGCCCCCGCCGATTGGCTTAGGTCGAAGCCGTCAGGCCGTAAGTGTCAGCAATGACGCCCAAGCCCTTTTCGTTGGTGACGGCAAGCGTGCCCTCGCCCACCAGCGCGTGCTTCTTGCTGTCGCCGGTCTTGGCAAGGTCCTTGTCTTCCTGGATCTTCCGCAGCCACTTGAAGGACAGCTTGGAGGTATCGAGGAAGTACACGTCACGCGCCATCGATGCCGACATGCTCATGATGTAGTTGGGAACAACCGAGACGGTGCCAAAGTCGCCCGCGTAGATCACGGCGTTCGACTTGACAGTGTCGCCGCCGGTCTTGCTCACGTTCATCTGGAACTGCGCAACGTTGCTGGCCGACTGGAACGTGGTGAACACCCGCTTGTTATAGAGCGAGCACATGATCGTATCGATCGAAGCGCCATTCCCATACGCGGTCTGCATCAGGTCGTCGGTCAGGGTTTTGGTCCATGCACGCTGGGTGCCGTTTGTGGCCGCAACCGTCAGGCCAGTGCCCGAGTTGAAACCGCCGTTGGAACCGCCCGAACCACGGCTGACGTTGGAGGTGATCCACGTCGGCAGGCCGCCCAGCTCACGGGTTTCACCGCGCACCGAAGCGTTGTTTTGCAGCATCGCCCATTCCACGTCGCGGCGGATTTCAAGGCCACGATATAGCTTGTGCTTCTTGAACTGCTCCGCCTTGCCCGCGTTGCTCACCGCGTCCTGGGTCTTGGACATGATGAACGTGCGCGTGAAGATCTGCGTGGGGTTCCCCATACGCTCGGCAGGCTGAATGCTGTCGAAGTCATATTCGTTGCCTTCCGGCTGGATGTTCTCGCCGGGGGCCTCGATTTCGTCGCGTTCCCATTCCGGGTACGTCGATGACGCCGACCCTTTGGAAATCATCGAATAGAGGGGGGTCTTGTCAAGCTGAACGCGGTCCACCACGTTCGCCAGTTCTTCGCGGTTACCGACAGCATCGGTGCTCACGAAAGTGTTTGTGATCTTAGCCATGATTTTACCTCAGAAGGCTAAGACTCAATCGAAATCGACAGCCAGGCCGTTTTCGAGGGAGTCAGATTTGGACAATCGCCGCATCGCATCCCGGTTCTGTGCTGTTTTCGCTGGTGCCGCCGCTGGCTTGGGCTTGCCCTTCGTGGGGGTTTGCACGCGCCGTTTAGCGTTGTTCCGGTTCTGCTCGGACCGCTTGCCCATGCGGGCGTAGTGGACCAGTTGCAGAATCCGGTGATCTGCGGTCGCGCCGATTTCCTCGGGGGAGAATCCGAACTCCTCGGCTGTCTTGCTCACCGCTTCGTCGAAGGCGTGTTTCTTCACCGGGTCTTTGAGGTGCGGCATGGCCTTGACCAGCGCCGCCGTCTCTTTGTCCCGGTATGCCTTCATGTCGGCCTCGGACGCGGTGGCCTTGTGGCCCTTCACGTCGTCGCCGATGCTCACCAGTTTGTTCAGCTCAGCAATCGCCGCTTCCCGCAAGGCTCGTGCCTGCGTGTATTCGGCGGGGTTCGTCTGCGCCAACTCCAAGGAAGGCTCCGGGGGGATAAGCCCCTCAACGAACTTCGCGATGTTCTGCTGCGTGGTTTCTACGTACTGAAGGTTCTGCTCGTATTGGGAGCGCAGGGCCTGCACGGCTTCCTTCTCCCGGGCAACCTCAGTCGTTTTGTGCGTGTAGTCTGCCGCGCGCAGGCCGTTGGCCTTGAGGTCGGCAATCTCGGACAGGGTGAGGGTTTCACCGTCCGGTAGCTCCACAATCGCATCGCCCGCGTCGGATTCCTCTTCCTCGGGGCCTTCCTCCTCCTCCGGCTCATCGTCGGATTCGGGTTCTTCCTCGGGGTCGGGTTCTTCTTCTTCGGGCAGGTCGTCGTCGTTGCCGAGTGCTTTCAGCGCATCTTCGAAGTTGTCATAGGTCTGATCTTCGAGGTCAGGGCCGTCTGCTTGCTCAGGAACAACAGGTTCCAAATCGCCACCATTCTCGGGTGTCGTCATGTCTCAGCAATCCTTGTCGCTGGTGACCGGGGTTTAAACCACCGGGCGGGGCTTCGCCTTGGTTTGGTCCTCCGCGAGAACTCTCAACTGGCGTTGCACTGCTCTGATCGCGCGAACCTCTTGCGTGCAGGTTCGGCGTGTTTCGTCGTCGGAAGGCTTGGCGGCGATGGACCTTTCCACCGCGTCTTGCTCAAGCTTCGCGAAAATCATCTGTAGAAGCTGGCTGCCCAGCAGGTATTCGGCCTCGCCGCGATGCTCAGACATTGGACGGCTGCGGCTGGTTCTGGCGGTCTTGTCGCTGGGCTTCTGCAATCGCCAGTCGGGCCTGAATATCGGCCATTTTCAGGTCGTGTTCCTGATCCAGCTTAGCGAGTTCGAGCCGCTCTTTCTGGGCGTCCTGTTCACGTTGCAGGGCCAGCTTTTCGCGGTTCTCCTGCGTCTTTGCCTCGATTTCCGCCTGCTTCACTGTCAGGTCGGCCTGCATCTGGGCCATTTCCTTGTCGCGGTTGGCATCCATCTTCATCTGCTCAAGCTGCATCTGCGCTTGCAGTTTTTCCTGTTCCGGCGTGGGCTTTTTCGCCGCGTCGTCCATGCGCTTCTGGACTTCCTGCATGTCGGGTTCGGTAAAGAACGGGTCGGCGCTCGGGAAACCGGCAACTTCGGTGATCTTCGACAGCGTGTTGTACAGCTGGTCGGGCTTCACATACGGGTTGTCGGCGCCGATGCTCATCAGCACCTCTTTTTGCAGGTTGTAGACGACTTGCAGCATCGTCATGTCGCGCTCTTTGGTGCCACCGCCCAGGCCGACGTTCACGATCACGTCCATGTCTGCCGACCACGCCCGGGGGTCGTAATCCACCCACTGGCCGCGCAGGCGCACGGTGCGAGGCTGGTCCGCATGGGCAATAACCAGCTTCAACAGGCCCTTGAACGCCTTGCGCAGACCGCCACGGGCCACCGAACGCACAATCGCATCCGCCTGCACCAGCCCGCTTTCCGAGGCCATCGCAGCAACGCCGTTGTTGACGTTCTGCATCATGGTCGGGTCAAGCCCGCCGCTTGCGTCCGTAATGCCGGTGCGGTCCTTGGCCTGCTCGTCCATGTAGGCCAGCATGGCGTATGACTTGTCGGCCACGAAGGGGACAACGCTCCACTGCACCACGTCATCGACGTTATGACCTGCCTTGACCGCAATCGGCTCACCAGAGCGTGCCATGATCGAATCGGGGTTGATAACGTTGTCCCACTGAACCGCCGCGACAGGGCTATTCTGCCGGTACAGGTTATCCAGCGTCTCCCTCAACAGCGCCGTTTTCACGCGCTGAATGGGCTTGATGTCCTCAAAAACGCTGTGCCCCTCGAACTGGTAGGGGTCACGCTCCACCACGATGGACGCATACGGCGCCTCGGTGACAATCTCGTGGCCCAGAATGACGTGCTTGGTGGTGTTCTCGCCGCCGTCCTGATCGTCGCCGCCCTCGTGGCCGTAGACAATGCGGTGAACCTCGGCAATGCCGTCGTCGTCGCTGTCGATCTTGGCGTAGACCTCGTAAACCCGCACGTCCTCAAGCGCGCGCTGGCTCTCGGCCTCATCGCTGGTCCAGTCCTCGCCCATGCGGGCCTGATCGTCGTCGTCAATGTCGCGGGAATCGACCGCAGCCAGCATCCACACCAGCTTGCGGGCGTACCCCATCGAAACAAGGTCCGACCGACTGGTTACGATTTCCTCGCCCACAACCTCGGCGTCCTCGATGCTCTCAGCACCCGGCGTAATCAGGAACGACCCGCGCGGCACGCCTTCAAGGCGAATGTCGGTCGTTTCCTCAATCCGTTTCAGCTTGAATGAATGGCGCCGGGCGTTCGGGTCAAGTGCCAGCACGTCGGGGTTGGTTTCTTCGCTTTCCTCGTATTCCAGAACCTCGATCTTCGGATCATCGAACAGGCCGATAATCTCGTCGTCGCCCTGATCGCTGTACTCCTGCACAACGGCCTTCGACCGCTTGTAGGCCGTCCACTTGAGAATGCCGGTCTTGAGCAGCAGCGCGTCGTGGATCGCGTCGTAAATGGCCTTCTCCGCGTCACACTCGGGGATCACCACGTAATTCACGTAGTCGCTGGCCTGCGCGGCGCTCTCGTCGTCCTCCGGCGTCTGCGGCTGGTACTCCACCACCTGATCGCTGCCTAAAATGGTGCGCAGGATCGACGGCAAGATCTTCTTAACGATGGCCCGCACGTCGTTGCTGACAGCGGTGGACGACAGCGGTACGCCCTTGTCGTCGGATTCCACCGGCAGGTCGGGCACCTCGCCCCGGTAATAGTCCATGGCCTGCTGGCGGGCCTTGGACTGCTCGTCCAGGTACGCCTTGCAGGTTTTGACCAGCTCATCAACGTGGCTGGCCATTTTCTGTTTATCCATCAGACCACCTTGCGGGCGCGGTATTTGGGGGGGGACGACCGGGGGGCGCTGTGGGCCTCATACGCAACCGCCATCAGCCCGAAGGCATCGGCGCCGTGGCTGGACCAGTCGTGGTCCGGTCCAAGGTCAACGTCGCGCTGCTCGTCCTTTTTCGCGTGATACCAGCCAAGGGCATCAAGCCCGGCTTCGGTTGTGCTTTCGTTGAACCGGCAGGCGGGCAGAATGCGGCGCGCAGCCTCGACCCGCTTCATCGCGGCGCCCTTGCCTTGGTTCGGAATGACTGTCACCGGGAACCCGGCCTTGGTCAGGTAGCTTTCATAGCTTACGTCGTGCACGCGGTCGTGCGTCTCGCCGTCATGCGGCAGAACACAGGCAATCTTCGCGTATCCATTCTCGCGCAGCCAATCCACGTCAGCCGACAGCGGCTGGCCGACCGTCTCGCGGTAATCCAGAACCCGGATTTCCTTTCCGACGAACTGGACAATCCAGATTGCGCGGGCGTCGGCCTTAGCCCCGGTGCCGCCAATGTCCCAATATGCGCGCTTCTCAAGCAGGGGATCGGCGGGGACGAAACCGACCCGGCCATCTGCCCGTGCCTGTGACAGGAGGCTTGCGAAATAGGCCCCTGTGAAGGCCGTGGCGTATTCGCCCTCCCAGACATGCCCATATTGGTCGCGGGCGTTAGCGAAGTCGTCGCGGCGCTCTTGCTCAAGAACGCTCGGGAACCACGGGTTGTCACGCCAGTTGGCCTGCACCACGATGGAATTGGACGGCCTTGTCTCGCCCCTCAGCAGCTTATCGACCGCGTCGGCCTTGCGCCTTGGGTTCCAGCCAAACCACAGTTCGGAAATCAGCCCCCGGCTTTTGTCTTCCCACCGGATCGTCGGGCGCAGCAGGGTGAGGGAAAACGAGGATATGCTCTGAGCCTCCTCGCCCCACGCCCGGTGGATGCCTTCGAATGATTTGACGCTTTCCGCCGTGTGGTCCTGCATCCCCTCGAACATCAGCAGGCCGTCGCCGGGGGTCTTGATCACGTCGTTGTAGACCTTGAAGCCGTCTTCTTCGCCCAGCCGGAACTTGACCAGCTTGGACTCGATCAGCTTCTTGGCCGACTGCTTTAGAGACTTCTGGACCTCACGAAAGCACAGCCCGCGAAGCCCCTCACCCATCTGCCCAGGTGCCGCGAGTGCATCCTCGACCAGCAGCTCCGCGAAGAAATGAGACTTGCCCGATCCGCGCCCGCCATGTGCGCCCTTGTATCGTGCTGGGGCGAGTAGCGGCTCGAATACCTCGGCAGTCTCAATTTGAAGCTTTGACAATCTTCCGCTCGATAACGGATACGGCAACATCTCCAGAGTGCGCCATCTCCTGCTTGTCGCGCCAATCAGCGGTTCGCCTGTTCTTGAGCCAGAAAATGGCCGCCGTGGTATCGGGTGCAATCTTCGCGCGGTAAGGCGCATAAATCGGGCTGGGCGACCCGGCAGGCATGAAGATCTTCACCTCATCTTGCTCGTACCCGATAGCGCGCTGGTACAGGCTTCGCTCTACCCGCTCGTCAGCCGCCTCCTTGCCCACCTTTAGGGCCTGACAAAACTCGTCGTTATCCGCCTTCCAGCGATAGACAGTCCTTACGTCTACCTCGAAAAAGTCGGCTATCTCTTGGTCCGTTGCGCCGAGCAAACAGAGCTTCTCGGCCTGCTTGACGAACTCGCCCCTGAACTTCGTTGGACGTGCCATGATTTCTATTCCGCCTAAGCGGCTCCTTAGTGAAAAGGGTGGGTGGTGGTTACTGGTAGACTGCCAGAATGCTGGTTGCGGTGGTGCCCGTCGCGTAGACGTGCGTGAACTGGATCGGGTGGACGACCCCGGCTGCCAGCCCAACGAATGTGGCGTCGTTGCCGGAAATCAGCCGCACCTTTACGTTGCCGGAAACACCGACGTACAGGCCAGCGGGACTTGGATCGCCCGGGGCCTTGAGGCTTGTCAGCTTGGTGGTGTCGTTGATGGTGTCGTTGGGCGTGACCGCAGCAGCATCGGTCGCACCGTATGTGCGTGAGTTGACCATGGCAGGCCCTCGCTATGTGGTATGGGGGTGGTGTGAGCGCGGCCATTGCTTAGGCATTACGTCTCGCCTGTTGGGCTTTTGGTTCGCTATGCTGGATCATACCCGATGACCCTTTGACCACTTGCCGCGCTCGGGAAGGTGCATCGCAGTCATGGGCGCGTCATTCGTCAGCGCCACGATACACCCACCGGAGGGCGGATAGTGTGACGGGGTTACGCTCCCGCCAAGCGCGCCCTGTGCACCGGACTTGCAAGGGACGGACCGTGCCGCAACGCGCTTGCCTCGCGCCGCCGGGTGGGCGGAATCAAAAACCGGCCATGGCAATCCACGACCGTCTGCGGCGTTCGGCCTATCGCCTCTATCCGCAGCCTCTAGGACCATTCAGGCTCCCTGACCCGCTGTGACCTCAACTCGGTTCGGCCAACGGGTCTTTCCTCGTCGGCGGTTATGTGCCCGCCGGATGCGCAATCCTTAGCACATCCACCCCCTTCATTCAACCACATTTGCCCGCTTCATGGCAGATGTTGCGGCCTCGCCCTTGATGCCGGTCAGCGTTTCGAACCACACCCGCCCGTCCTGCACCTTGCGCACGTCCACCAGAAAGCCGCTGAGAGGCCCCTCGACGATTTCGGCCCTCTCCCCCTCTCGAACCCTGAGAAGCTCCTGACGGGCCGCTTCCAGCTCCTCTGCGCGCGTCGGAAGGCCCATCACAGCACGAACGATGTCGCCAGGAATGCGGATCGGCCTGTCATCGTAGCTGAACACCCCCGTGATGATGCGGCGCGCCTTGAGCACGTCCCACTGTGGTTGATGCCGGAACTTGGCATAGACGATCTGGGTGATGACCGGGAACTTGCGCTCGTGCCGCTTGCCTCTGATCTGCACCACCTTGCCACGCTCGGGATAGCAGGCATGGACGCCCTTCTGCTTGAGGAACTCCCGAACCGCCCGTTCCTTCTGCGGCGGCACCCGCAGGGCATACCATGCGGTCGGCATGGGTGCGCCTGTGATGCCTCGGGGGTAATCGAGGGGGACGGACTCCCCGACCTTGTAGTGTTTCATCTGCTGCCCTCGTCTGTTGTTGTTGGTTGCCGGATCAGGTCGGTGACAGGAAGAAAGCCCGACCCTCCGGCTGCGGGTGTTTTGAGCCACCGCCCGCTGGGCTTGGGGGTTACCTGTTGCGAAGTTGCGCCCGGATAGCCGCCAGTTCTCGCTTGCGTGCTAAAACCCGTTTCTCGTGAAATTTCGCCAGCACGCGACCGATGCAGACTAGCCCGGCACCAAACGCGCTCATCCCTCGCCCTCCGCAATCAGCGCTCGCCAGCGCCTCCACCGTCGCTGTGTCTGTCTTGGTCATCACGCCGCTCCCATCGGTTGCTTGACCGCCGAAACCCATACGTGAACGCCCTTGCAGACCATCACGCAGTCCAGCAGGCCCATGATCTGCATCGCGCGCATGTGGTTGCGGATCGTCGCGCCATCAGTGCCGATGCGGTCGGCAATCTCGGACACGGTACGTTCGCGGCCATCCGCCATCAGCTTGGCAATCTTGACGCGTATGGGGTCAGCCGCTGTCATCGCTGGGCCTCCCGCTTTGCGGCGCGATCCAGACCGAACATGACTGTGCTGCGGTCCCGGTTGAAAATGCGGCCAATGTCGGCGGGCGTCAGGTCAGCCTCGCGACGAAGGCGCAGCATCGCGTCTTGCCGCGCCCAGGCGATCCGGCGAAGGCGGCACGGGCCAAGCAACTCGTCCATCGTCACGTCGCGCTCGGCTGCGACCTCAACCATGATCCGCTGGTGACGGGATAGCCCTGCGTTTGCCATGGCGCGCGCGGCCTCCATGTTGGTGATTTCTTGAGGGGTCAGGCGGTCGTACATCACTCGCCCTCCTTGATGCAGTTGCCTTTGAGGGCCTCGGCCACCGCAGCATCGCGCCACTGCTTGGACACCTGCGGGAACATCTCATCGACAAGCGACTGAATGCGGGCGCGTTCGTCTGCTGTCGGAGGGCGGCGTTTGGGTTCAGGATCGGGCGCAGGGCTGGACAGTGCAGCAATCATGTGGCGGCGCGGGCTGGCCTTGGCCTCGCATACCTTTTCCAGCTCATGCCACGAAGGAAACCAACCCCACGTCCGCTGGGTCAGGGCATAGCGCACCACGTCAGCCGGGTAGCGCGACAGGCGGGCGCTGTAGGCGTTGATGAGCAACTCAGCTTCGACCCCATCCTTGCCCCGACCCGCCGTGATGACCGACAGTTCCGCCAGCCAATCCTCGATCCAGCGCGGCTCAGGCGGCGTCATGAAATTTTTCAAATCGGCCAGCGCGGCATCGCGGTTGTCGCCATGGATTTCACAGCCGACCGCCACGGTGTACGAAGGGCGGTCAGTCGGATAGCGGCCCTCATATTTGACCCGCAGATCGACGCCGTGCGACGACGCCCGCAATACCGCCGCCTTGTCCATATCGACCGGCTCCTGCTGAGAAAGCCAAGTTGCGATTGCGGATGAATTGGGGCGCGACAACTCGGACGCGGTTTTTCCAGCATTGGCGCCAACCGCGTTCTGACTTGCGGCTGTCACGGTCCCGGCGGTCTGTCCAATAGGCGTGAAAGTCATCGGCTATCTCCTGAATTTCGGTGTCGTTCAATTTCAGTGAACGGGCGTAGTCCCACCCGGCGTCGTCCAGCACCCAAGCCTCGGGCAGTCGCGCCTTCGGTGGGGGCTCGTCCTCTGCCGGGGGACCAACAGGGGGTTCTTCTGACGGTTCTTTGATGGTTCTTGACGGTTCGGGTGAACCGTGTTCGGGGTTTTCTGCACTCTCGTTCAGGGTTTCTGCATCGACATTCGGGGGTGAACCTCGTTCGGGGTGAACCTCGTTCGGGGTTTCCACCTCCTGAAACGGTGAACGCGGTTCGGGGTTTATGGTGTACTGATTGCACCCATGCCGCCCGCCGCCGGTCCCGATTGTCAGCCATCCGTCAGCCTCAAGCCGCCGCACGATCTTCTGCGCGCCGCGCTCCGTCATGCAGGTTTTCGATGCCAGCCTCTGCATGGACGGCCAGCACTCTCCGTCGTCGTTGGCAAAGTCAGCCAGCGCCAACAGGACGAACCTGTCGGACTGCTTCTCTGGGCCTGCTTCCCAAATTTTTGCCATTACTTTGATGCTCACTGCTCGGTGCCCCTCTGGCCGCCTACGCGGCTCTTAGAACGGTGGTAAGGAATGCCCGGTCGGCCTGCTCCTGCATGTCGAGGAACAGCGCCAACGGGCTGTAGTTGGCTTCGTAGATGTCAAAGAGGCGCTCGGCCCATGCGAGGTAATCGGGGTGCCCCGCCTGGACCCAGAATTGACGCCTGTTGCGCTCTTCCAGCACGTGCAGGGGCTTCGCGATTGGCAGGACTGTTTTGAGCCACGCCTTGCGACCTGTGCCCTTGCCCTCGGTCAGGCCGCCTGTGTGCGCCAGTTCGATGTCAGCGCGCCCGGTCAGGCAGCATTGGCCTTGGTCATGCAGCCATGCGTAATAGCGCGCCTCCTGCGGCGTGTACCGCTCCTTGGGCGCTTTCAGGCCGAGGGGTGGGCGGTTGCCGATGTTCATGCGTCACCCACGATGATCCGCAGTTGACCCGCCGCCAGCGCGCCAGAAATTTGCCGAGAAGCGAGCTTTGACGCCACTTCCCGCACACGCGCAGCCATGACCATTTCAGAAGTTGGCGGTTGCTTTCCGATGACCTCACCGCCCATTACGATGGCCCGCGCCCGACCGGGCAAACGCCTGATCTTGCCGCGCTCTTCAAGTGAATTGACCAGCCGGAAAATACCGCTCTTGCTGTTCAGGCCGAGGTGGTTTTTCATTTCTTCGTAAGACGGCGCGATGCCGTTGGATTTCAGCCGTGCCTCGATATAGATCAGAAGTTTCTGCATTTTTGGCGTCATTGCATTGCCTCCGGTGTGGTCAGGATGATCCCCTGCGCCGTCCAGTGTGCGTGCACGGCGTCGAGGTATTGGGCCTTCTGCTTGGTGGTCATGATCCGGGTCACGCCGAAGTCGAACGGCTCCTGCATCAGTGACAGCTTGGCCTCGTATGGCAGCGGCTTGACGATCTGGTCGTACTTGACCCGCCACGCTTCGTTCTGGTGGCGCAGGATCGGGACGCCGAAGTGCAGCTTGCAGTAGCCGCGCACTTCCTCCGGCGTCATGTCCATCCGCTGTTCAGCGACCTCCAGCACCCATTTGCGCTGGAGCCGGTTTTGTTCAGCAGACCGCAGCTTGCCCTTGTTGACCGTCACGGTGAACGGCATTGGCGCGCTGCGAAGATACGCCATCAGCGCCTCAACCTGCCCTTCGTCCATGACGGTGCGGGTAGCCATCAGATGCGCCACTCGGGGGCAAACGGCACCTCGTCGTCAAACCCGTTACCGGGACGCCCGCCGCCGCCCTGCTGGTCGTTGCTGGACTGCCCGCCGCCCTGCCCGTCAAGCATGGTCAGCGTCGATCCGAAGCCTTGCAGAACCACCTCGGTAGAATAGCGGTCCTGCCCTTGCTGGTCCTGCCACTTGCGGGTCTGCAACTGGCCTTCGATGTAGACCTTCGACCCCTTGCGCAGAAACTGTTCGGCCACGCGGACAAGCCCGTCGTTGAAGATCGACACTTGGTGCCACTCGGTGCGTTCCTTGCGCTCCCCGGTGTCGCGGTCCTTCCATGTCTCGGACGTGGCGATCCGCAGGTTGCAGACCTTGTTGCCGCTCTGGAATGTCCGCACCTCGGGGTCGCGGCCCAGATTGCCGATGAGGATCACCTTGTTGACGCTGCCAGCCATTACGCGGCCTCCCTGTGTTCGATTTCAGCTTTGCGGTTGTCTTTTTCGGCAATCACGCGGGCCTCAGAGGCAACGTGCTTGGCGTTGGCGTTGAGTGCCTTCCAGTAGGCCACCAGAGCGGCCATATCGGCGCATTTGGCGATGGCGTCGATAGCGGCGCCTATCTCTTGCTCAGAGGCGCTGTAGCCGACCTCACGGGCGCCCTTGTCCTTTTCGTAGAGGGCAAGGCCGAAGGTGTTACCGAAGGTGCGCAGGGCGCGTTTTAGCGCGTCTGTCTCGGCTTCTTTCACCGCGCTTTCGATCACGTCGCCCATGTTCTCGGGCTTGCCGTTGCCGATCCCGACCGCGGTGCCTTCACGGGTGACACTATCGACGGTCACTTGCACAGAGCAGAGATAGGACGTGCGGTACTGCTCATACGGTCCGTTCTTGCCGTTCAAGGTGACAACCCCGCCGCTGGCTTGCTCCAGGCGCGTGACGACATAGGACCACCCGTCAAAGCCAAAGATGCGGTTGGCCTCGCGGATGACGTGCAGACCATCAACGTACTCACCGAATTTGCCCTGCGGCGGCGGCTTGATTGCGTCGGGGTTCAGCGGCTTGGAAAGTTCTGCGGATACCTTTTGCCAGTCCATCACTCGATCACCTCCGCTTGCAGGGCGACACGGCGATCCAGCGCGTCAGAGAAGGCACCCAAGCGGCGCTGCAAGTCCTGCATGTCGCGTAGGGCGCGGTCGGTGAAGGCATCGCCACGCTGCAAGGCGTAGGTCAGCCGCTCGACGCCACCACACACCAGCAGCGCGAAGGCGTCTTGCTGGCGGGTTTCGTCCTTGGCGCGGTGCAGGCCACTCATGCCCATGCCCCCCGATACCAACGGATTGCCCGGCGCACCTCGTTGCGGTAGTACCCGCGCATGAGAGGCAGGTGACAGCTACGCCACGCAGCGATCCGCTGGATGACGAGTTGGCGGTGAATTTCCTTCCAGTTCATTTGTCTAACTCCGTTTATGGTTGCGTGGTGTTTCCGGGATCAGTTGATTTCGCCCCGGTATTCGATCTTGGTGGTGGGTGGCGGGCCAATGAGGATGACAACCTCCCCGCCCTTGGTGATGGGGCCGCGCTGAATGCTCAGGCTCCATCCGTAGTCATCGACGCCAGCCGCCAGCGCCACGCCGTCCAGCCCGTACTTGATCGAGGCCAGCATGTTATCGAGGTCGCGGCGAAGGGCGTCTGGTGCGCAGAAGGTGATGGACAGATGCGCGTCAGCGGCAATCTGCACCTTTGCGGCCTTGGTGGTGGCCCAGCAGGCGGTCTTGTACGCAGCGCGCTCGTTGGTGCCTCTCCGGCGATCCTTGCGCGAGTTGGGCGACAGGGATGCAGGGGGCCACGGTAGGGTCAGACGGTCAAACATCGAACGCCTCCTGCTTGAGTTTCGCAGGCGCAGGCACGAACATGTCGGGCTGGCGATAGGCTTCCTCGACGCGCTTGCAGGCTATGTCGAAATAGTCAGGGTCCAGTTCGATCCCGATGCCCTTGCGGCCCAGCTTGGCGCAGGCCACGAGGGTGGTGCCGCTGCCCATGAAGGGGTCAAGGATGGTTTCGGCGTTGGGTAGAAAGCCGAGGCACCACTCCATCACGGCGATTGGCTTTTGTGTTGGGTGCTGCTTGCCGCCATCCATATTCATTGGCCGGAAAACAATCCGGCGCGCGACCATATCCAAATTGGTCCACGCCATCTCGAAATCGGCAAAGTCTCTCCCGGCGTTGTTTTTATCCCAAACCAAGGGCGCTCGCGTTGGGGGGAGGTCGAAATAATTCCCACCCCAAACGATTGATGGAACTTTTGGAAGAGAGGTGAGATCAGCAGGCACGTCGTCCCAAGTTTTGCCGCCGAGGCCGCGTGATTTGGCAAGACGGCTGGACTTGGTAATGCCGATCCCATACGGCGGGTCCGTCACCACGGCGTCCACTGCCCCCAGCGTCGGCATCACTTCGAGGCAATCGCCCTGATACAGAACGCAGTCGCCGATTACTTCCTTGCGAACGTAGGTCATGCGGCAAGCCTCCTGAACGTGACCCGCAGCACCCAAGCGCGGGTGAATGACAGGGTGAAAAACATGGCGGTAACGGCGAGGCTGGCGGTCGCGGAATAGCCCAGAACAAAATGGGTCGCGGCCCAGCTTACCAGCAGGCCGATCACCGCGTTTGCGAGTGCCTCGGCTGCGTCAAGAGAAGCCCCCAGCGCACTAGGCGCCGGGGTAGTTGCCTCGCGGAACGAGGTGGGGGAGTTATTCGGGGTCATGCCGCCGCGTGGGTTTGGCCCCACGCCTCCAAGGCATCCGCGTGCATAAGGCGCGCCTGACCGCTCTTGCGAAGCGTCTTGACGTTCCAGCGGATTTCATCGGGCGAAAGCGCCTCAAGTGCCTTGTACGCGGCCTCCTGTCCCGGCACGGGAGGGAGAGGATACCGGCGCTGCAAGTGGCCCGAGAACAGTTCACCTTGGGTGGCCTCGGCTTCGTCGCTTTCAGCATCGAACCGGCGACCCAGCAACTTGCGCGCCATGGCCTTGAGGTGTTCAAAGCTGAGGTACTGAATGCGCGGGTCGAGTTCTTCGCCGTACCGTGCTTGCAGTGCCAGAGCCAACGAGGCCGGGGTTATGATATCTGCGCTGATTTCTTCGATCAGGCCGTGCAGGTCAGTCGTGATAGTTTCATGCAAATTCATGTTCGATATCCATCATTCTGAGGAAGTCAGCGACCACGGGTGCAAGGCGCAGAACGTCGGCGCGCATTGCGTCGGTCATTCCGTCAAGTACGCGGCAAGGGTCGCGGTCGAAGTAGCCCATGCGCTCGAAGTCCCGCAGCCGACCCCACAGCCAGAGGGCATCGTCATTGACCTTTGGTTCGGGCTTGGCTTGACGGATGATTGCAGCGCGAGAAGGCTTTGACGGGCCTTCCAGAACCGCGTTGAATTCTTGCTCGGGAACGTTCGCCAGCGCCTGATACTGGTGGGCGGTCTGGCGGGACATGCCGCTGTCGGAGAGCGCGGCGGCGTAGGGAGACAACTTTGTCTCTGGCGTTGACGAAGTTTCAGGCGTCAGGTCGTTCCTTTCGCCCTGCGCTCGCGCCAGTTCCTTGAGCAGTTCCCCCGCCCGGCGCTCAGCCCGCAGTCGCACATTTGCAGCCTGCCGTTCCGCCTCAAGGTTCCGCGCCTGCCGGTAATAGGCTTCCAGCGCAGCGGCTTTGTCGCGAATGTCTTTGACTTCATCGACGCGGGCGCATTCAGCAATGGCGTTGACCATGGTATCGTAGCGAACGAGGTCACTCATTGCATCGCCCTCGCAATGAGAGCGACCCAAGCAAAGATGCAGAAGCCCGCGCTGAAAAACAGCAACATCCACATGCGCCCGTTATGCTCGCGAACCCGCTTGAGAAGGTGTGAGGCCTGATCCACATTGCGGTCAGCGCGATCGACATACGCGGCCACCGCCTTGACCGTTTCCGGCGGCAAGGTGATCGGCATTCCGGTTGCGGCCCAGACCTTGAACAGTTCGGCGGGCGTCAACCCTTCGGCGCATTTCCGCGCATCGCCCCCTTGACGGGGTTGACAGGCGTTCTCATGTGTTTGCGGACCTTCGGGCATTAGCTGACCTCCCGCGTAGAGGGGGAAGCAGGGGCAGACGAAGGAGATTGATTTGATGGCTTCATGCCAAACAGTTCCGGGGGGCATTCCAGCCCTTCCGCCGTCGCCAGTTCCCGCACAGCAAGGAACCAAGTGGCCGGGAATTTATCCCGAACCACTGCGTTGCTCACAGCAGTTACGCCGACCCCGAGGGTTTCCGAAATCCGTTTGCGCCCAAGCGCATCTGCAAGATGGGATGCTTTCATGACATTGCAGTATCCACAATTTGTGGATCAATGCAAGACCACAATTGGTGGTTTGCGCAATAAACCACATTCGGTGGATAATGCGCGCATGTCCGAATCCGCACCATACGCCGTGATCGGCCAGCGTCTCGCTGCTGTTCGCCAAGCTTTCTCGGATTTATCCCAAAAGGACTGGGCCGAACGCCATGGCTTCAACCAGACCCAGTACAATAACTGGGAAAAGGGTAAGCGCCGAATCCCCGTCGATAACGCAGAGACCCTGGCCGATACCTACGGGCTGGATCTCGACTTCATATACCGGGGCAAGAGGGACGGGTTGTCGGAGACAGCATCAAAAGTGCTCTGATCGCACCGCCCTATATACTTAACAACACAATCTAAGCTAATTTGCAGTTCGTCCGCGATTTCAATCATGCGGTCCAGTCGTCTATCTATGTCTTTCATTGTCGTACTCCCCGACAATATGGTAATCCCGGCGCGCTCAAAAGGTAAAGCTGTGTAGTACACTGCGCAATTCGCCCTAAGCGGGTTTTCCGTATAGGACCGTACCCACCCCAGCAGCCGTAAACAACAAAAATCCACTGTTTGTGAATTTACCCTTGCATGATCCACTTTTTGTGGATACCTTCTCTCCCATAGCCACACCGGCAAGGGAGACGACAATGGACAATTTCCGCGAAACTCTGGCAGCCCGCATCACCGCGAAGCCGGACTACCTTTCCAGCAAAACCGAGTTCGTGCCGCACCCCGAGTTGGTTCGGCTTGCTGATGCCCTGCGCGAAGGCCGCAGCCTCAAGGAAATCGCGATCCGCGCGTGGACCTATCAGGAAATGCACGAACTGCCCGACGCCGTCGCAGCCCGTATGCGCACGACGTTCCGCCGCATTCAGCGCCACATCAACCTCAGTGAGAGCGCGGCCTAAGGGCCGCCCCACACCGGCAAGGGAGAACGACATGACCGAACGAAAGACCACAGACTTCCACTGGAAAGGCGAAGCGCTCATGGCGCGCGAGTTCGGGGAAGTGGTCGAAATTTGCACCGTAGACTGGTCGGGGCTTGACGAGTTCGAGGCCGAACACAAGGCCCTGCTGGCCGCCGCGTCTGACCTGTTCGACGCTCTGGAGGCCGGTGAAGCCCTGATTGCTGGCGATCTGGTCGGCAGCGAATGGAAGCAGGCTTGCCGCGCGTTTCTCAAGGATGCCCGCGCCGCCATAGCCAAAGCAGAGGCCGCCCAATGACCACCCAATCCGAACTGCAAACCGCGCTCAACGATGCGCTGAACGCCGTGATCCGCGACTTCCTGCCGTGCGACGACCGCGCAAGCTGGCCGACTGCTGAAACCATCGCGAACGCGCTGGACGACGCCAAGTCCGACGCGCCCGCGATCCTGACGAAGGCGCAGAACGCGGCTGACAACTACGCCGAGACCGTTGCCACGTCGATCACCTACGACGACGCCCTCGGGGCCAAGTGCGACCGTGAAGCCAGCCTTCTGCGCACCCTGACAGCGGCGGGGCGGGCGTGATGGATATTGCACAGCTTCAAGAGGCGCTGGTCGCCGCAGACGCCGCGTATGTCGAGAAGACCGGCAAGCAGCCCTATTTCGTCGCCGACCTAAAGTTGGGACAGACCGGTCAGTGGAAAGCGCAGATCTGGAAGTCAATGGATGGCGACGAAAGGGTTATCAATGGCATGGGTGAAAACCCTGTCGCAGCAATTGGCAGCCTCATGCGCAAGATTGCCGCCATGCCCGACCGCAAGGAATCCGAACTGCGCGATTTCCAGAAAGACCTCGGCCACCTGATCGACAAGGGCAACAAGTACGGCATCAAGGTCGATTACCTGAACCCGCTCACCGAGACGATGAAGCGGCTGTCCGAGAACATCATCGAACACCAGAAGGAAACCGCGTGATGCGCACCCTTCGCCACCCGCTCGTGATCGGCGCCCTGTGCGTCGTTGTCTACGCCGTTTTTGCAGGAGGTCTGTGATGGAAACCGGAACCCTCAAGGAACTGAACCTGAAACCGGGCGATGTGGTGGAATGGGTCGATTTCGAGCCTATAGGACACCACACCCTCGATTTCATTGACGGCGAATTCTTTGAGTTTGCCACGTCGAGAGGGCCATACACGCACCACCTCAAGTGCACAGACCGCTTTCGCATCATATCCCGCGCCTCTGACACCCCCAAGACATGGGGCGAAATGACCGACGCCGAGAAGGGCGCGCTGCTGCTGGCGGCGCATGAGGGGAAGGTGATTGAGCACAAAAGTAGCCATAAATGGCGCGAAAAGAAAGTCACATTTCGCTTCAACGACAACGGAATTTACCGCGTCCGCCCCGAGCCTGTACGGGAGACGGTGACGCTGACTGGCTATCCGGCCCGTGGCTATTTCCACCATGATCTAGGGTCACAAGACACCCACCGCATCACCTTCACCCTGACCGATGGAACCCCCGACTGCACCAAGTGCCCGACCTGCGGCACGGCCAAGCACGTCGATATGGAGGAACTCTAATGCGCCCTCTCTACATCCGCAGCGATGGCACCGTGACCCCGGAACACCCCGAGGTGACGCGCCACAAGGAACAGATGCGCGCGGCCTTTGCGCCCCGCCCGCTGCAATTCGAGGCCGACGACTACTGGCCCGACTTCGAAACACCGCTGCCGGACGATGGCATGGCGGTCGCTTGCTGGCGGGGGATCGCGTGATGGAATGGCAACCGATTGAAAACGCGCCGAAGGATGGAACGCAGGTTCTGGTCTACTATGACCACAATTCTGACCCTTACGTAGACCCTACCGACCCAAAGAAACTGACTGACTATGCGGCTTGGGCCGAGTTTGGCGATTTCATGGACGGGGAGGGTTATTGCATCGCTGTCTGGCTGCCCCAGCATTGGGAAAGCGTTGATGAATATGGTGGCGGCTATTGGCTTCCAGCTTGGTGGTTCGCTGTAGAAAACAGCGACTTCGACAGAGCTGTCAGTCCCACCCACTGGATGCCCCTGCCCCCAGCACCGGAGGCCACACAATGACCATCCACACCATGACCGCCACCATCACCACCGACTACGGCGAGCTGCACGATGTTCCCGCCCGCTACGAAGTGTCGTGGGAATACGACTACACCACCGAGAAGTTCGTCGTGCTGACCGTGACCTTCATCGACGCCAAGCCCGGCGACATGCACATGAACGACCTGCACCTTGAGCAGTGGTTCGGGGTCAACAAGAAGTGCATCAAGGACAACGAGGAAGCCATCAAGACGGCCCTGCAAGACGCCTACGACACCGGCCAGTTGCCGGATGATCCGACCATGGCCGACACCGTGCCGATCCACTCCCCCGCCTACGTGGCCAGAGCATACGGGACGGCGGCGGAATGACCCAGACAGACAGAAAAACGGTAGAATTGCTGGCGCAGGACTTTGAGGACAGTGCAGAGTTGAGCGTTTCCATGAGCAACAGTGCTTATAGAAAGGTTGCGTCCATCATGCGCGCCCTTTTGAAAGAACGGGACCAGCTTCGCGTGAATCTTGCTCGCGAAAAAATGGACAGACTTACAGAGTGGCTTAACGAAGATCCAGCGCACGGCGTTTGGCTGATTGAGGCCATGGACGAAGCCACAATATCCAGTCTGAGAACCATCCTTGGAGCCACCAAATGACATGGCTCCCCCCACCCCGCAAGCACCGCCCGACGACAGCCGAGCGCATCGAAGCCGCAGGCCGCATCTATGACGCGGTTATGCTGAAAACGATCCCCTGCCTGCTGTTAATCGCCGGGGCGTCCATAGCGTACCAGATACTCGGCCCGCTGATAGCCGATGAACCGACTGCAATCGAGAGGATGGAGTGATGGAGGACGGACAATGGCGCGTGAACGTGCGCGAGATTGAAACCGACAAGGTGATCCACACCGTTGCGTGCCGCAGTGAACGTGATGCCGAGCGCGTCGAAACCGGCCTGAGCATCAATCTGAACCACGAGAAATTCTACACAGAGGTGGCTGACCACGGCGAATACGCCACCACCCCCTAGCCCGCGCCCTCCCTGCGCGGCTACTCCCCGGCGGCTCTCCTCCTCCCTGGCTGCCGGGGAGACCTGATAAACCGAAAGGATACGACATGAGCGGATGGATTGGCGTTGACCTCGACGGAACGCTGGCACGGTACGACGGCTGGAAGGGCTTGGATCACGTCGGTGAACCAATCGAACTGATGTGCGACCGGGTGCGGGCTTGGCTCAAAGAGGGCCGCGAGGTTCGGATCTTCACGGCCCGAGTGACCGAAGTGGAAACCGGGTTGTCGGGCGTATTCGCCCCGAGGGCAGACGTTGTGAAGCCCATTGATGAATTCTGCCTGCGTGAGTTTGGGCAGACCCTGCAAGTCACCAATGTGAAAGATTTCGGCATGGTCGAACTGTGGGATGACCGCGCTGTAGGCGTTCAGCCGAACACTGGAAAGATCAAGGGCACCCCCTAACCCCACGGCGGCACCGGCCAGCAGGTGCAGCGGGAGGCGTCCCGGTAACATAGGCAACCCCCACGCGCTACCGGGCCAGCATCGCGCCAAACATGGTGCTGGCCCACCAGATAGAGAGGAATTGACGATGATTGATTACGCTACAACGAAGGCAGGCGACAAGCTGCGCATCACAGGAATGGGTGCACCCGGCTTTGCAGAACTTGGAGAGGTTGTGACGGTCACAAGTTGCAACGGGAAAAACAAGCTTTTTGCGGTCAATAACGCTGGTGACGAGGTGTTTTTCGCCCTGACGTGCGGCGCGCAGCGGCTTGAGCATATCGACCAGCCCCGCGACCAATGACCCTCCCCCTGACCCTATTCGCCGCCGCCTTCACCCTCGGGCTGGGTCTGGCGCTAATCGCAGGATGAAATGATGACTGACCACGAGCACCCCGCCACCATGGCCGCCCGCATCGCTGCCGCCGAGGCTGCGGCGTACCGGAAGGCGGCGGAATGGCGCACAGACATGGAGAACGCGCCGAGGGACGGGACGGACATTTACTTAGGGGCCGCACCTCAGACCTACATGGGTGAAGCGGTCCCGGCCAGATCGACAATTGGTCATTGGGCGACTGACGAAGAATGCAGAACCTACACGGGGGACTGCGGTGGCGAATGTCGGTGCCCTGAATATGAATACGTAGAGCCGAATTGGATTTCGTGGGACGGCGGCTTTACAAACGAAAATCCTCCCACGCATTGGCGCGAGATTATGCCTACGCCAGACGCCGACGCCATCCTCGCCCTTGCCGACCAATCCGCGCTGGACGAGGCGCTCGCCGCCGAGCGGGAGAAGTGCGCGAAAACTGTCGAGGCGCTTACCGACGCTTGCGTTAGCGACGACGTGAAGGCGTGGGCAAAGGATCGCGCCGCCGCCATCCGCAAGGGAGACCAAGCATGACCGATACAAGCACAGTCACCGTGAAGCCGTGCCCGTTCTGCGGGTTGCAAGAGGATGAACAGTATCGCCCCAGCCTGCGTGAGACACGGGACGCGATCCACGATTACACCATTGGCTACAGTATTCTCTGCCCGTGCTGCGGCATCGAAATGCACGAGGAATATCAGGACGATTTGTTGGCACTGTGGAACGGCGGAACGTGCAACGATGACGACGAGATGAACGCCATTGCAGACGAGCGCGCAGACGGGCCGTTCGTCGCTGTCGCCCTCGAACCGCAGACCCCGGCACAGGCCGCGCGGGTGATCGAATCCAGCAAACCCGCCCGTGACGCCGCGTTCAACGCGATGTGGGAAGTCCTTGCAACGAAGCATGACGCCGAAGTGAAAACGCCCGAAGGCTCACGCTATGGCATCACTGGCGATGTGGTGAACGAGGCGATGTACGCCGCTCTCCGCGCTATCGCAGGGGGTGAGTGATGTCCCGCGACCCGATCTGGGACGACCTCAAGGCGTACTCGAAAGAGCAATACGACAAGCGCCGCGCCGCCAATATGGCGAACGCCCCGGATGATGGCGGATGGACCAAGCACACGCAATGGCACTGGTCCCGCATGATCGAGGGGCACAAGCTGGATTACTGGCCGTCCAAGCGGAAGTGGCAATATCGCGGCAAGGTCAGCACGGGCGACATTACCCGGTTCAAGCCGTATCGCCGCACCACCACGCACGGAGGAATGACATGAGCGTTGTGATGATGTCGGTGCTGCAAGTTCAGGTCGAGTCGCTGACCCGCCAGCTTGAACAGGTCACGCGAGCCAATGCCGAGTTGACCACTGAGAATGAACGGGTCCGCAAGCTGCTGGACGAATTCGCGCTGCGCCACGACCGCGACCAAGCGCAGATCGAACAGCTCTTGCTCGAAAAGCTGACGGAGGACTGACATGGCCGAACACTTCCCGCCCCGGCTGATGCCAGCGCCCGTCGCCGCCCGTTACATCGGCGTGTCGGAAACCAAGCTGCGCGGGCTGGGATTACCCCGAAAGGAGCTGGGCGGTAAGCGCGTCTATGACCGGGTGGATCTTGACGCATATGCCGACAGGCTGCCCTATGAGGGCGCGCAGCCAGAGGCGGATGAATGCGACAAACTGTTCGGGGTGGCATCGTGACGCTCAAGTACCTCACCAGCACGACGAACGCGGCTGGCGTGACGTACTATTACCTGCGCCGGAACGGGAAAAAGACCCCGCTGGGCCAAGGCCCGACCGACAGCCCGGAATTTCTGGCCCGCTATGCCGAGGCCATGGGAGCAACCGGCGGCGCGGTGAAGCCGGTCAAGGAAAACTCCGTCGCGGCTGTCTGTAATGCCTTCCGCGCGGGCACGACCTACAAGACCAAATCGACGGCTTATCGCGGCACGCTCGACCGGCACATGACGAACATCATCGACGCATACGGGGACGCGCCGATTGCCGGGCTGAAACCGCACCATATCCGCGCCGACCTGAACAAGCTGGCCCCGCACGCAGCCAATGACCGGCTAAAAACGTGGCGCCTGCTTTGCACCTTCGCCAATGAATCGAACTGGTCACCCATCAACGCAACTGACGGTGTGAAGCGCGGCGCCCTGCCAAAGTCGGACGGCCACACGCCGTGGTCAGCGCAAGACATTGCAGACTTCCGGGCGCGGTGGGAAATCGGAACAGTCCAGCGGCTGGCGATGGAGATGCTGTTCTGGACCGGCGCGCGGACCATCGACGCGGTGAAGCTGTCGCCCTCGATGGTGGGCGCTGACGGCGTTCTGACGTTCACCCAAGCCAAGACCGGCGGGAAAGCATATGTGCCGTGGACGTGCCCCCTGCCCGCCTGGGCGAAGGCTTTCGAAGCCGACCGGCGGCATCTGCTGGACTGCCTGAAACCCGCCACCTTCACCTATCTCGAAACGAGCGCGGGCCAAGTCAGATCGCGCGACGGCCTGTCGAACTTGATAAGCGCCGCCACCCGCGACGGCATCAGCGCGCACGGGCTGCGGAAAAGCCGCCTGACCGCCATCGCTGAGGCCGGTGGGTCTGCGTCCGCCATCATGTCATGGGGCGGCCACAAGAGCCTGAAAGAGGCCGAGGATTACGTCTCGACAGCGAACCGGAAAGCGGTTCTGATCGGAACAGAACAAAAACAGAAAAGTGCCAACAAGCCTCGCCAAAGTGCCAACAAGGCCCGCAAATGATTGATATTAAACGGGAAAATTTTGATGTGGCATTCCCCTACGGGCTGCCATTTGCCTTAAAAATCAATACGTTAGCACTAAAAAGTGCCAACAGATGCCGACATAGGCATCAATGGGTTACGCCCCGAAGTGCCAACACATTTGGGCACCGGAATCCCGCTAGATCACCGATCCCCCCGCGCCCCCTGCATCGCGTCGAACGAACCGCCTTCATAGGTGATCGTGAATCGCTTCGCCCCGCGCGCGCCGCAGCGTTGGCACCGGGCCTGCGCGGCAATGTCCTGCACGGTCAGCTCGGGTCGGTCGATGTCGGCCACTGGCACGCCAGCCGCGTGCCCGCAGGAGCATTCCAGCCAGATCGTGTGCGCGGGGATGGCGGCGAGTTTTGTCATGGAGCGGAAATATACCACACAAAATACTTGCCAAGTTAAAAAACCACGTCCTAAAAATTCAACGGGGAGATTATTTAATGACCAATTGGATTAAGCGCGTATTCGCCGCATTTTGGCGATGGAACACGCGGCCTGTCATGTGCAGCGCCTGCAATAAAAACCCCGCCGAAGTGAATGATGCTTACGGCGGGGCTACCTGTCTGGATTGCTACGACAATAGCTAGGGCGCAGGTTCAAGCGCACCCTTTGAAGGCGTAGCGCCGCGATCCGCCAGCAGGAAATCCTTCGGGCTGACACGGCCTGCGGTGGCCGTACCGATTGCCGGGGAGTCCGGCGACCCTGTTTGCGGGCGCGGCAGGGGTACAGTGGCCGGGTTGGCGTAGGTTGGATCGACCGATTGCAGCAGCGTCGTTCGATCCAACCAGATACCCAGCGTATCGCCATTCAACCACGTCAGGCCTGTCAGGTTCTGGATTCGGACATTCGTTGCGTCGGTGAACGTCACGGCAATATCGCCGCTTTCCGCGTAGAACCTGCGCGGCACATTGCTTCCCGTCACCCATCGTACCTGATGTCGCGTGTTGGCGCCCTCAATGGCTTGCCAGTAGGCTTGATCTGTCGCGCCGCCCAGAACAGTGTCGTCGCTCAATGTCTGATTGAAGCTGGAATACGGAACCTCCACGATTTCGCCATTAGCATAATCTGCATCTAGAGTAATTGCGATGGAGGTGTAGCCAAAGCGCAGGCCAGCATAGCGCATAGAAACACCGCTGATCGCTGTCGCCAGATCGAGCGGTGCGAAGTCGGTGAAGGTAATGTCACCAGCAGCCTTGTGGGTGACGTTGTTTTCCGAGGTGACGTTTGTGTAATAGTCACCCTCGTTCACTAAGAAGTCGTTTGGCCTGTTCGTTCCATCGTTTGCCCCGCTTTGCAGGTTCACATAGGTATTGCCGTGGATCACAATCGGATCATCGGTGTTGTCGCCCAATTCCGGGTAGTATTCATCCTCACTCAGATTAATGGCCGCGATACCGGATGCGACAATCTTCTCGACATTGGTGTCGATGAGCAAGTTGTCACGAACGGTCAGACCTGACCGCTGGGCGTGGATGTGGTGCTGCGTATAGGTCGAGGAAACCAATAAGTTGCGCTCGACCACCACGTTGTAAGGCTGTGCAGGCACTTGCTGCGAGGACCGGCGCAGGTGGATCACCTCGAACCCGCCCTCCATCGTGCAGCGGTCCACATAGCCGTGCTGCCCGCTGTCGGAGCTGGGGAACAAACGCAAGCAGGGTTGGTCGTTCCCGTCCCAGGCACCGCGCGTAAGGATATCGCACATGCTGACAAGAACCAGCGTGCCGTAGGGGATACGGATCGGGCCGTGGGCGTTTCGGAAACCGTCCTGCGCGCCTTTGTTCATGGCAAGTGACTTCTGAACAACGCCCACCCCGACTATAGCCAGTTTTTGGTCCGGGTGTGTCCCGAAGATGCCGTAATCCTTGTAGCCGTCAACCAAACAATCCGAGATAATATGTCGGAAGTTTGCGCCTATATTATTGCTGCTATCGACGCTACCAAAGCCAAATGCCGTACCCTCTGTTTCGATGTTGTGAAACAGCATGAACCCATCATCATTTGCCCAGTTACCCGCAAACAGCGCATAGGAATGACGCCAAGCGCCTCGTTCATCTTCAGGGCTATAATCACCCTCGATTCGAATGCCACTGAACGTGCGCCAATCCTCAGACAGTGGATTACTCGCGCCGAGTGCGCCTGACGAATAAAAGCGCGTTGAGTCCAGACTTTGGGTTATAATCGGCAACGGGTCTTCACTATCCCCATAATTGGAAACCATCTGAACCTTGTTACTGGATTGGAAATCCAGCAAGCCACGCGCATTCTCGTTGCCGCCCGGATTGACGCCATCAAGGGTATGCCCCTGACCGCGCTTGAGCAAAACCCACGTCGGGTTTGCATTGCGGCTGTTCATCGCCAGCCGCAGGTCTTCCAGCGTTTGCACCTTGCCAGATGCGGCGGGCACCCCGTCATGAACGCCGGTATTGTCCACGTAGATGCGGTCGGCCTCGGGGAAGAAGCTTTCAGGCGTGACCACCGTAAGGGTGCTGGTGCTGGCCGTCGCGGTATTGCCCAGCCGGTCTGTCACCACCAAGTCAATGACATAGCTGCCCGCCGCTGGCAGCACAAATCCGACTTCCTGTCCGAACATCTTGTTGGGGTTATTGTGCTCGGCCAGCACGTTGGCAACTCGGCTGAATGCGCTCAGGGGTTCACCGTTGATGGTCCACTCGTGATGGTATTCGTGGAAAGCCCCCTCATAGACCAACCCGGTTTCCTCGAAGGAGGCCAGCCCGCTATGATTGATTGCCCGCAACCAAATTTGCGCAGGGGCAACCAATGTCGAGGGTTCGTAGGTTTCGATTTCGACGGTCGCCTCGCTGGCCGCTGCAGAATAGGTGTAAACGAAGTTTGCCATGATTTATGCCGCCAAGATTTCTATGCTGCGTTTGCCCCAGCGCGATGTGTCAGGGGTCCAAGATGCTGTATGGCTCACTGCCACGCCGCTGCCCGAGATCACCTCGTAACAAGCTGTGGCCTGACCGAATGCCAGCCCAAGGTCGAACTCCGTGATCTGCGTTACAGACCCACCGCTGTCCGTTCCGGTGGTGAATGTCTGATCTTGGGTGATCGTGACGCAGAACAGGGACACAACCATGGAATTGGTGGCTGTCGTGGTGCGCGAGACGCTTGTGGTGCTGGCAGACGAAAGCGTGGCCTCTGCTGCGCCCACGCCGCCGATGGTCGTTGATTGGTCTACGTCCGTCAGTTCCAGAAGCGTTATAACGGGGGTGGCAATCGGTTGGTCCGAAGTCCAAGAAATGGCCTGCGATCCGGTCGGAATATCAGCCTCTTTTATGTAGAAGAAATGGGCCTTCGCGATTGATCCGGTGGTGCTGCCCAAAACCCCTGCCAAGGTGAACGCCTGAGCGCCCATTGAGAGGGTCAACGATGATGGGCCAGTACTGCCGCTTTGATACGTGAACATTGCCAGGATGAGCCGGTCAGACCCGGCTGCGGCTGTAATCGAACTGCCTGTACCGCCGCTGATGCCTGTGCTGGTGGTCGAGTAGACGTTCGTGGGGGTGCCGTTCACTGCCGGTCCCGCCGCTGCCGCCGCCGTGGTGAAGTTGAGCAGCGTGTCGCCCGCGTTCGCCGCCACCGGGTTGCTGAATGCGTCGGTCACCGCGCCCGCCGTCCAACGCACAGAGTAGCTGTTGCTGGCGGTCATATCCACGCCGGGCGTCAGCGTCACCGTGTCGGTCGCTATGCCGATGGTGCCGCCGTTGTCGCCCGAGCCGCCGACCGTGAAGGTTTCCTCTGCCGCCGCGCCGGTTACATCGTACAGCGTGAAGGTGCCCGAGCCTGCAACCACGTTCTCGTCGAAGGTGATGGCGATGGTGCTGTCCACGGCAATGTCCGTCGCGTCGTCCGCTGGCACGCTGCTGTCATAGGCCGGGGCCGTGGTGTCGATGGTCACCGCGCCGCTGCCGACCACATCGCTGTCGCCGCCGCCCGTTGGCAGATACCAAAGCTGGTAGGAAGCCGACACAAGGCCGTCAGGGATAGCCCCGTTGATGGCAGAGCCGCCGATGGTCATAGCCACGGTGCCAGCGTCCAGATAGCCGCTCCCCGCCCCGTCAGAGGGGTCTGTGCCACTGTCAGCGCCGAACAGCGCAGCGCCGGGCTGTGCTGTCCCTGCAAGCGCCAGAAGCACCTGCACGCCGCTGTCGTTCTTGTCGATGGTATAATCGACCGGAACGTTGCCGCTGGATGCCTGCGGGCCGATGCTGTTGATTGTAATAACGGCAGGGGTCGCGGGGGCACCGCCACCAGCGACAACCGTGCCGCCAAGGGTCAAGCCGAGATGAAGGCCAAAAGACATGGCGGTATCCTTTATTCGGGGGAGTTAGGCGGGGGCGCCGATCATGTCGGGTGTCCCTGTTGGCCGCGATTATCGCTTCAAGGGCGCGGGTAGTGGGTCACTTTGAAACATTTCGGACTGAAAATCTCACAGAGTGTGAAGGTCAACGAACATGATTGGCTCGTCCCGAGCTTTATTCTCTTCCGTGTCAAGCATGCGAAAGCCGCGCTTTGTGTAAAAGTCGATTGAAGGTTGTTTCGCGTCAACCACCACGAACCTGCACCCTACCGAGTTCGAAACGTCTAGAGCTAAGCCAAACCCAAAGTTGACTAATTCGACCCCAACGCCACCTCCACGCAGATTTGTGCGAACGGCCAGCCGTGCAATCTTCACCGCCGGATAGTGATCATACCGATACTGAGCGCCATCTAACTCTACAGCGTTGTCTTGCGCAGCGGCGATTTCTCCACAAACCAGTGATATGTAAGCTGCGATCTTGTCGTCAGCGTCTACAAAGACGTAGGTCCGTGCGAGACGCTGGCGATTGAACTCTTTTGCGTCTCTTGTCAGGAACGTTTTAAGCGGCTGAAACTGAGCATCGCCCATGGAAAACCCGGCGAACTTGTCGCCGGGCTGTATCTCCCGGAGTTCAAAGTTGACATCGTCAGCCAACTTTCTCCTTCCGACGTAAGGTCACAGTGACCTTACCTTTCTTCTTAAATTCTGCGTTCAATTCCTTGCCGCGCTTGACGGTCAGCTTTGCAGCCGCGTTGCCGCGCCCGTACTTAACTTGGCGCGAAAACTTCTCTGCATCGTCCTTTGTCAGCGTGACACGGCCAAACGCGGTCGAGTGTATGGCCATGTGCTTCCCTCCGTTGTGTCCTACATATGTAACACAAAATTTGTGACCACAATGCGGACGTAATCAAAAAAAATTTCAATGAAGTTATCAGGCCGCGCGCTTCTTGTATGGCCCGCGCTTCTTCGGGGCCGGTTCGTTCGCGTCCACGATGGCCACCAGATCGGCAATATCCCAGAGGCGATCCGTCAGACCTGCCTCCATAGCAGGCGTCACCTTGAGCGTCTGATGCACCTTCACGAAGTTGTAATACATGAAATGCAGCGCAACCGCGTGCATGTGGTTCTCAACCTTCTTGCTGAAACCATTAGTCAGACGGGTAAAGCGGCGCATGTGCATCCGCATAGTGAGGTTTTGGCGTTCAACATGGCTGGTGCTGATCAGAGCCTTGTCGGGGCGACCCTCCACCGTCCGCTTTTTGATCCCGGTGCATTCGGCAGGGCTGTATTTCTTTTCGTGGCCCTTCGTTCCGGTCTCCCCTCCGTAAATCTTGATCAACTGTGCATAGTCCACGTCACCGCCAAACGCGCCCTCTACGGCTTCGAGATAGGCTTTGTGGCCATCCGTGGTGAGTTGCACCCGATTGGCCAGACGCGAGCAAAGATCGTCCATGAAGCCGATTGCGTATTCGCTGTCGCGTCCGCCGACCATGTAGGAAACGATCAACTTGCTATCGCTGTCGATAGCGGTCCACGTCCAAGTGTCGCCCGCATGATCCGGCGCGGCCTTAGCGCCTGCGACGTTCTTCTGCTTGGCATAGGTGAAAGACCAGATTTCGTCGCACTGGATCACCGATGCTTTGACGTTGCGCACATGCTCGTCATGGTACTTGGCGCAGGCCGCGCCCGCGTCGATCAATAGCTTGTTGACTGTGTTCTTCGACACGTCTGCGATCCGGCTGGTGGCGCGGATGCTGTTACCTTCTACCAGAAGGCGGATGATCAGGGCGCGGGCTTTGGGGTCGAGCTTGTTCATAAGCTCAACATAATTTCAAACTGACCGTCAGTCAAGCATTTTGGTCAGTTTGAAAAACTAAACGTTCCGATTCTTTCAATAAGTGGGATGCTGAAATCTTGCTTCTTGGGAGCCACTCCAGCTTCTTCCATTCGCTTACGAAACTTCTCGTAAGCCTTAAGTTGATCTTCAAAATTCCCCCCCCGGCTCCGCTCTTCTTTGTCGAGAGCGGTTGCCACATCCTCTACGATAGACATGATCTTCTCCTACTGAACGTGACGATTGAAGATATAGAACGGTGAGCCTTGACGCTCAAGATACCCCGTCAATGTGTCACAATATCGGCGGATGGCCTCTCGTTGCTCTGGAACGGCCCCATAGTCTTCAATCTCAAGTCGGAGCTCATCTCTTAGCTTTTGCATCCCAATCATTCGGCCGTGAGAGTGCCATAGCTGATTGTTGGAAAGCTTGGCAGCTATCTCCTCTGCGCGTTGCTGTTTTTCTTCGTGGGTGACAGGAGCGCCTGGATTGGTCGTGCGGTGTGTGTCCCAGTCTTTGAACTTGTAGTCGGTCAGCCATTTTTTCAGCAAGGATTCCGATAGGTTCTTTGACTGTTCGTAGAATGCCAGCATCGCCAAGTCTTGGTTTTGCAACATCTGAAATTCCGCTGGCGTTATCGTACCATCATCGCTTTTTCTTAACATTTCGTTGACTTTATCCAAGTACCCGAGGGCAGGGACGAGGAATTTGTCCTCACGGTCAGGAACTTGTGGGTCAATCGGCCCTAAGGACGACGCATAGTCCATGAATATCTTGTCTGCGGCCATCGATAGAATGGTTCCAGCCGACATCGCCGCTCTCGGCACAACGGTGTAAAAGTACTCGTAGTGGTGCCGAATAATTTCAACCATCTTCTCGACGGCTTCCGCTTGCCCGCCCGGAGTTGTCAGGCACAGCCCGAGCGTGTTCCGCTTGCCTTGGCGATCACAAAGTATCTCAACAATATCTCTAAAATATGGAACAGCACCGGTCCTTAACTCTCCATAGTAGTACAGAATATCGCACTCAAGAGCGGCCTCAACCCGCTCCTCTGCTTCTTCGACTGTTGAAAAAATGACTTTATCCAGAAGAGGAAGTGTCGTTGCCATTGCCCCACCGCGCCTTCGCTGCTGCCCGTGCTATTTCTAGCTTTTTGGGGGACGATAGCTTCGCGGCTCGCGCTTGACCACCTTTTTTACCCGCTTCGCGTTGGGCGGTAGTGCCAACCTCGACCGTGGATTCTCCCGTCGCCACGTCCAGAATGAACTTGGCAAGCTGGTTTGCGTCTCTGGGTCTCTTGGGTTTGTCGCTCATACTCTCTAAGGTAATGCCTCCGCACCCGGTGCGCAAACAGAACCTCGCGCGAGCGTGAGGGCGCAAGATTTCAAAGTGACCCACTACCAGGGCGCGGCTGGCCTTGTTTTATTGGGCGCGAAGGGGTATATTGCGCGGGTCATGGGTCGCCACACTCTCGCAAGAGGTGCAAAAGGGCGGCCCTTCCCACATCAGGCGCACCCACCAAAGCCGCGACCGAAATTCGCTATTCCCCACACCCGGCCTTAAGCCCGGTCAACAGCCGCTCCCCCGTTGCCTGCGACACCGGCCCGCCATCCGTCAGCAGCCCGCGCGCGTGGTCACGTCTCATGGCCTCGGTGCCCGAGCAGACCGCGATTTCACTTGGCAAGCTCTCGCAACCGGCGAGTAACATCATCACCAGTACGGGGATCAGACACCGCATCGCGTATCCTTTCGTGGGTTTCCATGTTGCGCTTGATCGCGTCCCGCTCGGCATCCCTGCGCGCATCCCGCCCGCCCAGCCAGTACAGCCCGCCCGCGACCGCCAGAACGGCCACAGCGCCCGCCAGATAGCGACCGAGGGGCGAGGCTAGAAGCCACACAGCAGCACCAGCAGGACGACGATAGCGGCGGCTATGAGGGTGTAGGGGATGGTCATGCTTTCCGCCCCACAGGCGTTGTGGTTTTCACCCGCAGCACCATGTTCCCGATGTTGACGAACACCAGCAGAAGGATGGTGCAAACGGCCTGTTCGCGCGTCGTCAGCCCGAGTTCGCCGATGTATTGCAGCACCACGCCCATAGCCATCACAACGATGGACAGCAGGTTGAACAGGATGGTGCGCCAGCCCTTGAGCCGGGCCATGATCCGCTTCATCATTTCTTGCCTCCAAACAGCGCCAACAGCGCCTTGATGAGACCGGCCCAGAAGCTGGGCGCGGTCGATGGATTGGTGATCGGCGTGGGGCGCAGAAATAGCGCACGCTCAGCAGCCCGGCGACGTTGCAGGCCCCGCAGAACCTTGCCGCCCGCCTTGTTCCACAGCAGGATCGCGTCAGCCGCCTTGGCCTTGTCGCCCTCGTTGAAGTGACGCAACGCAGACGACCGGCTGAATGCCCCCGGCCCGATGTTGTAGGCCAGGGAAACGAACGCCCCGAACTGGTTGGAGTTGATCGGCGCCGAAATCATGTTGTCGATCTGGTCGGCGAACTTCTGCACGGCCTGTTCGAGGTAATACTCGGCCTCGGCCTCGGTGATGGTCATGCCGGGCACAGGAACGATGCCGACCCCCGCCGCCGCCGTGGTGCCGTAACCGATGGTCAGCACGCCCGCCGCGTCGGTGTAGGTGTGAAGTCGCAGCCCCTCGAACTCTTTGATGAGGTCGATGGTCGCGCGATTGATGGGGCGCATAGCTTGCCCTTTCGGCTGGTTTTTGATATGGGGAGCGGGCGCGGCGGCGTGGAAAGCAGACACGCCACAACATTGACGCAAGTGAGGCCCGCCCGCTTCGTGCTTGGGAAACAGGGCATCTTGCCGAGTTGTGAGAAATATCGGGAAGTCCGACACGAACAGCCGGAGTAGCGCCCGGCCCGCGCATGTTCTTTAAGAGGTGGCCTGTTTATTCGTCGCCATCGGGGCGCGGCAGGATCGTAAACGGAACCTCGGGGGATACCTCGGGCGGGACACCGGGACAGCCGGGATATGTCACGCGGTTCCAGCCCTGCGCGCGCCCCGGTCGCACACCTTCTCCAGCCGGAATAACCACCGTGTAGCTGATCGACTGCGCCATGTTCGGCTGCGCGGGCATTCCGATACCCCGGCCCTGTTCATCAATGGCAGAGGCGTTCTGAAACCGATGCACCCGACCGCCGCCATTGCGGAAATACAGCTCAACCACCGGGCGCCCGCAATCATCCCGCAGCTTCAGGAACACCCACGTCACCTCGACCGTATCGCCGGGGGCACCGTCACCGATCCGGCTCCCTCGGGGCAGGAAATCCATCACCTGCGAAACGTCGTGGCGCTTGGTGTCCTCCAAAGCCGCCAGCCGGTCCACTGCGTTCGCCAGCGTCTCGGCCATCGTGCTCTGCGTCTCGGCTATCGACGCCAGTGCCTGGGCGGTGTCTGTGCGCGCGCTGCGGTCATTCTCGCGTTGCTGGTACAGCCGGTCGATGCTCTTGGTGTTCTGGCCCACGGTATCGGCCATGTCGGCCACCGCGGAAGATACCACCCCTGTAACCCAGATCTCCGCCTTGGACTGCACCCAATAGTAGCTGGCCGCAATCACCGTAAAGCTGCCGATGATGACCGGCAGCAAGCGCGACAGGAAGCTTAAAGTGGCATCGCCCCACATTTTTTTGTTGGCGTCGGTCATGCGCTTACGCCTGATACACGATCATGCCGTCGAACTCGTACACCGCCGTAGCCGTGCCGTCGTTCGTCGGGCTGGTTCCGCCTGTGAACAACCGCGCTTGGAATGTCCCTGAGTTGTCGCGGAACTGGTTGCTGGCTGCGGGGCCGACCGAGTTTGCCACGAAGGACGTGGGGGCTATGAAATCCCGCGTGGTCGTCACGGTCGTGCCGTCGTAGG